GCGCACGCAATGCATGCGTCGCGCTGTCGGCCAGCCCACAGCGCTTCGTTCAGGTTGCGCATGTTCCGCGCGATCCATGTCTGCGCGCGGTCGGCTCCGTGAAGGTGCTTGGCCTTCACCGCTTCAGCCGCTTTCGTGTATTTGGCGGTTTCGTTTTCGGGTTCCGAGTTGGTGAGCCTCCATGCGTGGCCTATCACGCGGTTCATCTTCCAGTCCCCGTGCCACCCGTCCACTAGGGCTTCACACATCGCCATTCGCAAGTTCATTTCTCTTCCTTTCCGGGCCACCGAGGCCCAACCCATCATTCAAGGCGACCTGCGCGAAAAGCCGCGCAGTCGCTTCAATTCAGACGTTAGAGATCATGGTTATTAAACGCTGCCACAACACCATCAAGCCGTCCGCTGCGCTTCAACTCATCAAGCGCGGCCATCGCAGCCGCAAATCGCTCAAGCTGAGATAGTTTCTGTTCAAAGTCCTTGGCAATTACCTTATCTATCCGCGCCATTGCGTCGCCAACTTGCCCCGCTAAATCTTTACATCGCCCGATCAAAATCTTTGCGTTTTTTGCCAGTGCAGCTTCGGCCTCAAACATCGCTACTTGGTTTCCGTCCATGCGCTTGAATTCAACATCGAGAATGTCAGCGGCCTCGCCAAATAGCTTGATCGCTTCTTCTCTAGTTCTCGTTTGCTTCCCGGCTTTAATAAATTGCGCCAGCGCAAATGCCTCTTGCTTTGACGCTATCGGTAATGCCGCCACCCGCAGTGCTGTTTTTGTTGCTTTGCTCATCGTCGGTCTCCAGTTGATCTCTAACTTTTCATTCCACCGGACGGCCTTCGGCCGCGCGGTGAATTCCGGCGTTATGCGTCAAACCAAGCCGCGCTGCTTTTGCTTCGCCCTTGGTGCCTAGCGGAAGCCAGTAACAATGCTTTCCTTCGTCGTAGTGCGGTTCTATCGTCTTATGGGGAAACATCTGGCGCAATTTGTCTAGGCTTCGCGTGCCGAAAAGCGTGTTACACGTCCGTCCTGGTTGAAATGCACCGTCTATCACCATCCCATCGTTGGCGCGTTCGCGGCATCCGGCATAGCGCCAGTTGCACGCGCGATAAACAAACCCTTCGTGGCCTTGGGTTCGGTCGGCAAAACTCACCAAGAGGTCATGACCTTGTTTTCTTAATTCCTTAACGCACCGTGAAATCAAAAACGTCAAAGGCGCTTTCTCTGTCCCGCGCACCAATCGCGCCAGTTCAATTACTGGTTCAGCCCATCGCGTCGGTGGTATCGTCCAAAACGCAGCCGCCACCATCGGCCCATCACCGCCAAATAACCCGCCGTCTAAATGCAGGCTTCCTACCATTTGCACATTCGACGGCACGCGCTTTGAATAGTGGTAAGTCAAAACCATTCCTTCCGCTTCCTGCCGTCGCCCTGTGCGGAAGTGGAGCGACGAGGCCGGTATCGCACCGCCATCTGCTAGGTGGTGCCTAGCCGTGGTTCTACCTTCCACTATCGTCGCGTTGTTCATTGCCGTGTCACCATCACCGACTTTTACGCATAACACGTCAGTCAACCGGACGTGCCGCAAGCGGCCCACCAGTTACTTCTGCGTTAGATGCCTTCGCCCATCGCGCCTTTTGTCCAGCGCTCCTGTTGGCAAACTCTCGCGCCTTCTTCGCCGCGATCACTTGCGGGTCTTTGCAGCCTTTCTCATGGGCGCACCAGATACTTAGGCCATCGTAATAGCACTGCACAGCGCAGTCCTTCGCTGGCCGTCGCTGGCCGCAGCAGTTGGTGTATATCAGCCGCTCCGGTTCAAAGCCCATCTGTACCGGTTCGTCGCTGTGCGTGTCCGTCCAGCCGGTTGCCGGTTGCATGCGTGCTGTGTAAATGTGCAGCATCTAACTACTCCATCGAGCGGGAGTGTCCGCCTGCGGCGTCCAGACCTTGTTGAGATGCCTTGCTACTAGCGCCTCGATGATTTCCCCGATGGTTGTCCTGCTCTCTGCCGCTGCAATCTTCAGCTTGAGATGCAAATCCTTGCGGATATTCGCCGTGAGCCTCACATCATCGGCAGGGACTAGCCCCGAGACTGGCGCAGGCTTGGCCCTGCTCTTGGCCTCTACCTTGCCGCCAGTGGCGAATGAGAGCGCCTTATCTGTGTCTAGCGATGGTTTCCTAGTGACTGCTGCCGGTTTCATTTCTCTTCCTTTCGTAAAAGTCGGTTCTGGTTGGACGGTGGCTAACCCGTCAATCCACGGGACTGCCTATCGGCAGCCCGTGATTTCGTGCGTTATACGGCTTCAAGTTCTAGCACCTGCTGGCTTAACCGTTGCTCTGCAATCGCGCAGTATTCCGGGTTGATCTCCAATCCCAAGAACCTGCGCCCCAATTCCTTCGCTGCCTTCGCCGTTGTGCCGCTTCCACTGAACGGGTCTAGTACCAAGTCGCCGGGGTTGCTCCATGTGGCTATGTGTCTCCTTGCCAAAACATCAGGGAATAACGCTGGGTGTTCAAATGCCGCTTCGTCATTTGTTGTACGCATAAATCCAGTGTCAAGCGGCCACACGTTATCTAAAAGCCTTTCGTCCTTGCCTTTCTCATACTTCATGGCTTCAGTGGTGCCGTCTTTGTTGCGGGTTGTCGCAACTCCGCTTTGCTTCTTTTTCCATGCTGTTTTTTGCTTTATCCCGTTAAAAACCATTGGTGCACCTTTGCTCAACACAAACATAAATTCGGCCTGTTGGTAATACCTGTTACTCGGCGGGAATGGGTAGCTATTCTTTTGATAAATCATGGTGTCGTGCAGGTTCAGACCCAACCGCTTGAAGTGCAACGCTTGCTCCATGCTGCTTCCGGTTTCGCTGCCGTCCTTCGTGGCATCGGCTACCACCCAAACGATTACTCCGCCGGGCTTCAACACACGTTTGAGTTGCCACGCCACGCCAAAAAAGTCCCAAGAGTGCCCGCAGTAGGTGCGCAGGTCATCGTATGGAGGGCTTGTTACCACCAAGTCAATGCACTCCCTCGGCAACTGTCCTAACAGGTCGCAGTTGTCGCCGCAGTGAATCTTATCCAGTTCCAGCATGGTCACTCCGTAAAAGTCGGTTCTTGCGGTACGGCGGCTAACCCATCATTCCAGCCCGGCAAGCCGGCTCGCGCCCCTCACCTCGCCGTTAGGTTGCTTGTAGTGCGTAACCTTCATGTCACCTTGCCAGCCTTTGCGGAAGTGGAAGGCTGCAACCGCATTACCGAACGGGAAGCCAAGTTGTCCGCCACCACCGTAATGCCTAGTCTCAACAATACCGCCCCACGCATACACGTCACGAATGAACTGCGGCCCAAGGTACACACTTCGGCACGGGATCAAATACACAACGTCATCGGCCAGAGAAAATGAGTGCCGGCACCAGTCTGGTATCCCCGCATAAGGTGGGTTTCCGAAAATCCAGTCATATCGCTCAAAGCATCTGAAAAAGTCGCGTCCTTCGCGTATCTCGCACCAGTCGGCGGTCGGAAGATATTTAAGAAACACCCCGTCGCCTTTGCTTGGTTCAAGCACGCTCCCTTGTGGTTTGAAGTGTTCCACCATATCGCGTGCACACCAGTCAGGCGTGAAAACAATGTCCTTCTCAAGATGCCCGCTATCAAATAGTAAGTCCTGCATAACCCTTATCTCTTATCAACCAGCAACCTAACCCATCATTCCAGCCGACCGCCTGCCGGCGACGGCTGAATTCCGGCGTTATTGCTATCTACACTAGCCCATTTCCACAATTCACAGCGCTTCATATTCTTTTCACCTTTCCACTTTTCAAAACAGCAGTTCGGCATCCCCCACAAGTAAAGCAGGTGTTCGCAGCCAGTGCAATCGTGCGATTCTTTTCTGGCAACCGCTTCAAATGTGGGGTCACGGTAGCGTGCCGGGGTCATTCTTCTAGCGCCTCTAGTGTCATTGCAAGCAAGTCTAGTTCGGTTAACTTGTATTGTGTATAAAATCTTTTTCTACCTAGCCCATGTATTCCTGATGCGCCACGATGATGTTCGGTACACAAGGCCACCGTGAGCAGGCCACTCGCTCGTTGCGCCGCTCCCTGGCCTTCGCGGATATGATGAACTTCTGCCGCAGATTGGCCTAGCCTAAGGTGCGTACATAAGACGCATGGCACTTGCGCTACCCGCTCCATATGGCGTTTGCCGATTGCGCTCATTCTTCAATTATCACAACGTTGCAATAGCCGCCTTTTGCTTTCGGCAACCGGACAGCCATAAGCATTTCTACCTGTTCGTCATCGTCAAAGACCCCGGCATCCTGAAGGGCATCCAAAACGGCCTTTGCATGACTGTCGATATCCCTATGCCTGGCGGACGGCGCAGAAACCCCCATAAAGACGCTTAAACGACCCTGTAGCGCGTTTTCTATGGGTGGGCAATGGGTAGATATCAACTCTGCCACTTTTTCCTTGTAGCGCCTTCCTGCTTGGCTCAGGTACATTCGGCCCTTCCCGGTGCGGTAATACACGTTTGCAGCCGGAGGGTAAGGAAGGGAAAGAATGAGGATCATGCCGCCGACCGATCCAAATTGTCCAAAT